AAGGCAACGACAAGGTAGCAAGGGTCAATGCCTGTGCTCCATTGTTCGAGTCTGGTATGGTTTGGTATCCTGACACTAACTGGGCAAAAGATGTAATAGAAGAATGTGCGGCATTCCCAGCAGGAGATCACGACGACTTAGTAGACTCAACTACACAAGCGTTAATGAGATTTAGACAAGGTGGGTTTGTACAACTACCAAGTGATTACGAAGAAGAAGTTTTATATCGGAAGAAAATAAGTTATTATTGATAACCTATAAAGGAGAACCATGGCGATAGAAGCACAAAGATATCCTAAAAAGGAAAACCCTATAACGTCAGAGGAAGAATTAGTTGTAGAATTAGAAGAAGCTAATGACGATGGCGGTGTAGAATTTCAAGTAGGAACTAATGGTGAGATGTTGCCTGTTGATGATACGGAAGCATTAGAAACAGAACACAACTCAAACCTTGCTTTAGTTTTAGATCCGAGTGACCTTGATGAAATATCAGGTGAACTTATCGCAGCGTTCGAAGAAGATAAAGAATCACGTGATGAATGGTTACAAACTTTTTCTGATGGTCTAGATTTATTAGGTATAAAATCAGAAGAACGTGATACACCATTCCCAGGAGCAAGTGGAGTTACTCACCCTTTACTTGCAGAAGCAGCAACTCAATTTCAGGCACAAGCCTATAAAGAATTGCTACCAGCCAATGGACCCGTGAGTACAAAAATGGTAGGACTTGACACACCAGAAATAGAAGCACAGTGCAAACGTGTCAAGGAATATATGAACTACCAGATAACAGAAGTTATGGAAGAGTATGATCCAGATATGGATAGTCTGTTATTTTATCTACCATTGGCTGGCAGTGCATTCAAGAAAGTATATTTTGACTCATTATTAGGTAGAGCTACCTCTGCATTTGTAAAAGCAGAGAATTTAGTCGTAAGCTATGATACAACTAACTTAGAAACTAGCCCAAGAACAACACATGTCATCACAATGACAGGTAATGACATCAGAAAAATGCAATTAAGCGGTGTTTACCGTGATTTTGACATTGGTTCAGCTGGTGAACCTGACTATAACGAAGCAAAAGACAAGCTTGATGAGTTACAAGGGCTCAGTAGACCGACAAGTGACTACAATGAGTACACTTTATTAGAGGTACACGTTGATTTAGAGCTCGAAGGGGTGGATGAATACGAATATGGTGTACCTTATATAGTAACTATCCTTGAAGATTCAGGTGAAATACTCGCAATAAGGCGAAATTGGGCTATGGAAGACGAATTATTCCGTAAAAAAGAGTATTTTATACATTATAAGTTCCTTCCAGGACTAGGTTTTTACGGTTTTGGCTTAATTCACATGATCGGTGGGCTAACTAAGTCCGCAACTTCTATTTTAAGACAATTAATCGACGCAGGTACGTTGAGTAACCTACCAGCAGGGTTTAAAGCACGTGGTATGCGTGTACAAGGTGAAGATCAACCCCTCAGACCTGGAGAATTTAGGGATGTTGATGTTCCAGGAGGCACAATACGTGATGCCTTAATGCCTTTACCGTATAAAGAGCCAAGTAGTGTACTAAGTCAACTATTAGGTGTACTTATTGACTCAGGTAGAAGGTTTGCAAACATAGCAGACATGCAAGTGGGTGATATAGGTAGTCAACAACTACCAGTAGGTACAACTGTAGCTATGTTAGAGCGTGGCACTAAAGTTATGTCCGCTATACATAAACGTTTACACTATGCACAAAAGAAAGAATTTAGATTACTGGCTGGAGTTTTCTCTAGATCACTACCACCATCATATCCCTATGCGGTGGAGGGCGCACCTTCTGAAATCAAACAATCAGACTTTGATGATCGTGTAGATATTATTCCAGTCAGTGACCCTAATATATTTAGTATGGCTCAACGTGTGATGTTAGCTCAACAAGAACTACAGATGGCACAAGCAGCACCACAAATACATAATCTGCGTGAAGCGTATAAAAGAATGTACGAAGCCCTAGAAGTAAAAAACATAGAATTACTTTTACCGCCTCAAGAAGAAGTACCGCCTAGAGATCCAGTGAGTGAACAACAAGCAGCAATTATGGGACAACCTATAAAAGCTTTTGAGTTCCAGAACCACGATGCTTACATAACTGCACACACAGCTTTCTTACAGAATCCTATGATGCAGCAAAACCCAGTATCTTTACAGGCAATACAAGCCAACATACAAGAACATACTTCTATGGTTTATAAACAACAAATAGAACAAGCGTTAGGTCAACAACTTCCACCACTTGAGCAAATACAAGATCCACAAGTAATGAACGAGATAGCACTTGCTGCTGCTAATGCTACACAACAAGTAACTGGTCAACAACAAGCTCTAGCAGAAGCGCAACAAAATGCGCAGATCGATCCTGTCGTAGAACTCAAGCGTGAGGACATAGCACAAAGAGCTCAAGCAGATACTTTACGAAGTCAGGTGGATATAGCTAAAATAGAATCTCAAGAGGCAATAGCAGAAATGAAAGTGGCTCAAGATAGAGAAGAAGCTTTACTTAAAGCTCAAAGTGACAATAATAAAACTTATGGTCAGATATTAAAAGATGTCAGATCAGCAGATACAAACACAAAAGGTGAATAAATGAAAGATACAACTAAATACAAAAAAGTTAACTTCCCTGCTCCAGATAGGATAGACTTATCAAAAGTAGTTAAAGGTCCAGTTGTTTTAACTAAAAGCAACAGCGATATTTTTGGTCAAGGTCAAACAACTGTTCAAGGTAAAGGCGCAGCAACTAAAGGCACAAAGTTTAACACTAGCCCTAGCGGAGTAAGGTAATGGCAAAACCAGGATTATATGCAAACATAAACGCAAAACGTAAACGTATAGAAGCAGGCTCTGGAGAAAGGATGCGTAAAAAAGGTGCTAAAGGTGCACCAACAGAACAAAACTTTAAAGATGCAGCAAAAACTGCTAAGAAATCCCACGGTGGACTTCATGGCGATCAGAAAAAACTAGATAAAAATAAAGATGGTAAAATATCTGGTGCTGATTTTAAAATGATGAAAGGTGGTGGAGAAGTTTTAGCAGGTAATGCAAACCGTAGAAGAAGCAGAAACGGTGGCTAAAACTAAAGTTAAAAAATCAAAGCACAAAGGATGTGGTGCGGTTATGTCTAAACGCAGAAAAACAACTAAATACTCATGAGCGATTCACCAGACGAGTTTGTATACAGAGCTACACTAGATAGAGTGATAGACGGAGACACGTTTGATTGTGTTTTAGATCTTGGTTTTGATGTCAAGTTAAACAAACAGAGAGTCAGGTTAGCTGGTATAGATACACCAGAATCTAGAACAAGAAACCTAGCAGAAAAAGCACTCGGTCTAAAAGCTAAAGACAGACTTATTGAACTTTGTACTGGAACATTTAAGGTTAAATCACTGGGAAAAGGAAAGTACGGAAGAATACTCGGTATTCCGTACACAGCAGATGGTGAAGATATATGTCAAAAACTTATATCAGAAGGGCATGCTGTAGAATACTGGGGTGGAACTAAAACTAAAAAATGGGGTTAATACCATGGTAATGAAAAGAAGTAAAATGGCTACAAAACGTAGAATGTCAAAAGGTGGCAAAAAACGTAAAATGTCAAAAGGCGGAAGAAAAAAGTAAGTAGTGTCTCATCTCATCAGTAATATCCCGCATTTTAAATGCTGGGTAAGAAGGGAATTTACTAACAATCACGAAAACTATCATGATGAGTATTTGCACGCATTAGCTATTGCTGTAAACACAATTCCCGATAGATCTCTTAGCTTTCAAGTAGTTTTTACAGGCGAAGAAGCTAAGTGTGAAGATTGGGATGAAGGTAACATACATGGTGGTGCAATGTGGGCTAGGATGCCTATACAAGGTCTTGTAGCTGATATTCCTATGGAGGACTATCCAGAACCTATGGAAGATCATTTAGTACAACCCTGGGATTGTGAATCAAGAGATCATTCTGTAGTTGTTATGGATAGGGTTAGTTCTTCGCCATGGTTAGCAAAAATAGGTACTGACTTTTATAAAGCTAAATATTTATTTACTGTAGATTATACAAATTCACATATTGCAGATGATTCTGCACAACACAAGCAATCTCATGTATTATATATAACAGAATATTGTAAATGGAAAGGCAATTTGGTTTCTT